TTGGGAGAAGTCCTACACATCCGGTCTTGATCTACTTGGATTTAAATATTCTGAGGATGGTCAACCATTCAAAGGTGCGAGTGGCGTGACTCACCCATTATTATCCGAGGCTGTTACACAATTTCAAGCCCAAGCCTATAAAGAGTTATTGCCAAGTGATGGTCCTGTCCGCACTCAAGTCGTAGGTGATATGACTAAGATGAAAGAGGATCAAGCATCACGAGTCAAAGAGTTTATGAATTATATGATTATGGAGAAGATGGAAGAGTACACTCCAGAGTTTGATCAGTTATTATTTTATTTACCCTTAGCGGGAAGTGCATTTAAAAAGATTTATTATGATGAGGTGAGAGGGCGAGCAGTCAGTAAGTTTGTTCCTGCTGAAGATTTAGTGGTGCCCTATTATGCTTCTGATCTTATGGATTGTGAACGTATTACTCACGTCATTAAAATGACAGAAAATGATGTCTTAAAAAAACAAAAAAGTGGGTTTTATCGTGATGTAGAGCTTATGCCTGTGCAACAAGAAAATGAGATTCAAGATAAGTATGACTCAATTGAAGGAACCTCAGACCAAGGGCCACGGGACTATCAATTTAATGTCTTAGAAATGCATGTGGATTTGGATTTAGAGGAGTATGAAAACCCTAATGCTGAAAAAAATGTGAAAGTACCCTACATTGTGACGATTGATGAAGGCTCACAAGAGATTTTAAGTATTTACCGCAACTTTATGCCTAACGATGCCACACTTAAACGTAATGAATACTTCGTTCACTACAAATTTTTACCTGGTTTGGGGTTTTATGGCTTTGGTTTGATCCATATGATTGGTGGTTTAAGTAAAACAGCTACGTCTGCATTAAGACAATTGCTTGATGCGGGTACCTTGAGTAATTTACCTGCTGGTTTTAAGTCAAGAGGCATAAGAATTAGGGATGATGACCAACCATTTCAGCCCGGTGAGTTCAGAGATGTTGATGCTCCGGGTGGAAATATCAAAGATCAGTTTCAAATTTTACCTTTTAAAGAGCCAAGTCCTACTTTATTTCAATTATTAGGCTTTGTTGTGCAAGCAGGACAACGTTTTGCAGCAATTGCTGATATGGCAGTAGGAAATGACAGTCAAAATAGGGCTGTAGGGACAACAATTGCTCTATTAGAGCGTGGTTCTAGGGTAATGAGTGCCATTCATAAGCGTTGTTACTACTCTATGCGCCAAGAATTCAGATTATTAGCTAATGTTTTTGGTACTTACCTACCTCCAGTGTATCCATACTCAGTTTATGGTGGAAATAGGCTAATTAAAGTCGCTGATTTTGGTCCAGATGTGGATGTTATCCCTGTTGCTGATCCTAATATCTTTTCTATGGCACAAAGAGTGACTTTAGCACAGACTCAGCTTCAAATTGCTCAGAGTGCACCACAATTACACAATATTAGAGAGGCTTATAGACGAGTGTATGAATCTTTAGGAACAAAACAGGTTGATAATCTGTTAAAACCAGAAAAACCACCTATACCAAAAGATCCTGCGATTGAAAATGCAGAGGCTTTACGTACAGAAGTACCTGTTGCTTTTCCGCAACAGAATCACGATGCTCACATTATTTCACATGCAGCATTTATTAAGACAAGAATGGTACAGATTAACCCTGTTGTGTATGCTTTGTTACAAGCTCACATTTCTGAACACATTTCTATGAAAGCTAGGGCTCAGGTCGTGGCTATGATGGGAACTGAACGTCCTGATCTACTTGAACTACAGAAAACTAACCCTGCCGCATTTCAAATTGAGTTTGATTCATTAGTGTCTTTGCGTGTTATGGCTTTGACACAAGAACTGCAGATGGCTGAACAGATGACAGAAAAAGGAGACCCACTAGTTGAGTTAAAACAAAGAGAACTTGATCTTCGTGCTATGGATATGCAGAGAAAAACTGGTGAGTTTATGACAGAAGAGCAAAGGAAGATGAATGAATTTGAACAACGAATTGATTTAGATAAAATGAAACGCGAAGATGCAGAGAATGCATCTAAGGAAAGAATTAGAGTGGCTGATGAGAAACTTGGACTTAATGCCTTAAAAATGGGTATAGAGGGAGCTAAGAATGCGCAATAGATTAGGCAAACCTTTTGGCCCACCACCTAAACGTGGTCCTAATCCTCAAGTACCTCCTGTAAAACTTAAAAAGGGAGGGTTTAAAAAAGGTAATATGGTTGGATGTCCACATAGAGAACAAGGAGCGAGAAGTGACATTAAAGGCATTTCAAAAATACAAGTTAAGGGAAAAAAATTCACCGGCGTATTCTAAAGGCTACCTTAAAGAAAACATACTTAATGTAATTTTAATTTTACTTGTTATAGAAATTTTGATACACTTCATTGAAGTAATTATTGATAGTTTACCATATTTAAAATGATCAAAGGCGATTCTGAAGAGTACAGTCTTATTGTACAACAAATAAAAAAATTAAAAATTGATAGAGCAACTTTAACTTGTGAAGTTGGTTTGAGAGAGGGCTTGGGATCAAAAACAATTATGGATGCTATTAGAGAACATAATCCTAAACTTTATAAACACATAGCTATTGATCCATATGGTAATCTAGCTTACCAACATTATGATGAACCTGACAATATAATTAATGCTGGTTATGACGATGAAATGATGCAAAGGACAGTCACTGAGTTATATAAAAATTATAAAGAGTTTAACTTCTTTAATATGACTGATGATTATTATTTTAAAACTATGGGCGAAGGACATCAGTTTTGTTATCAAAGTAATCTTATGATTTATGGTTTATATAAAGTCGTGCATCTTGATGGTCCTCATACAACTCCTGCAGTCATTGATGAGCTTGTATTTTTTATACCCAGAATGGAGAATGAGTCTATTATTATCATAGATGACTATCAACTCCTTAGCCTAGGTATTGTGGATATGCTTCTAAAGACTTATAATTTTAATGTTGCTGAAAAAGGTGACAGTAAAATTATTTATAAAAAGGAGATATAATGTTTACAGCAATTATTGGTCCTGTCGCCAGTTTGGCAAAGACATGGATAGAGGGCAAACAAAAAAAAGCTCAACTTAAATCACAAGTAGAATTAACAAAATTAGAAGCGACAAAATCTAGAATTGAACAGGATGGGTCTTGGGAAGATAAAGCTATGTCCGCCGCAGACAGTTCATGGAAAGACGAGGCTTGGACCCTAACTTTCATTTCAATAATTTTTGCCAGCTTTATACCTGCTCTTCAACCTTATATGCAACAAGGGTTTTTGTTTTTAAAAAACGATTGTCCCGATTGGATATCATATGGCATACTTGCCAGCATAGCGGGATCTTTTGGCCTAAAAGGTATTGCCAAGATAAAAAAATAAATTAGAATGTACTAAGTGGACTGCGGTCACAATGACAACCAGCACTTCTAACAAAGGAGATAATTATGTGGTCTAAACCTATAATTACAGAAATTTCTGTTGGTCTTGAAATCAACAGTTATGCCTGTGCTGAAAAGTAAAGTGATGGGGACATAGTCCCCTCACCAACAAGGAGAATGATATGTTATTAACTAAAAAATTTATTAAATTTAACAATCTTATTGTGAAAATACCTTCTGCTACTAAAAGGGTTTGGGACTTATCTGAAAACAGATGGGGATACAAACTTGTCAAAGATATTTAAAATAAAAGATTGTAGTGGTGAAAAATTTCCAAATAAAAGACGAGTGCTTGAGTATAAGTCACCAGTAGTATGTTATGGTAAAAAGGTTTCACAAAATAGAAATAGTCATTGCAAAAAAGACAAAGAGAAGATATAACAAAAAAGGACTTACTCACAGAAAGAAACTTGGACCAAAGTCACATTTAAGACATGCTTGATATTGATACAATACAAACTGTTCGTCATTATATAAAAAAAGAAATACAAAAAACTAAAGACCATATTTGCTATGGTATAGACAAGCTAGATCAACTACATTATGCTAAGGGCAAGCTCAGTGCATTAGAAGCGCTGCTTCAGGATCTTAAAGACCTGCAAAATAGAGAGGATAATGTAGATGACATTGATCAAACCTAATACCAAAATCGTTACACCAGAAAAAGATAACGATGAGCCCTTAGTTCCAAAGGGTACCAAACAAGTAGAGGAATATTTAAAATTATTACCAAAACCAGTAGGATATAGACTTTTAGTAAGACCTTATCAACCAAAAGAGAAAACTAAAGGTGGTTTATATCTAACAGAAAAAACTCTTGAAACACAACAACTAACCACAGTGGTTGGTATGGTGGTGAAGATGGGTGATCTTTGTTATAAAGACAAAGAGAAGTTTCCCACTGGTCCTTGGTGTAAAGAGGGTCAGTTTATTGTTTATGGACGATATGCTGGTGCTCGTTTTAAGACTAAATATGGTGAACACAGAATCTTAAATGATGATGAGATCATCGGTACTATTAACAAACCCGAGGATATCCTCGCATTATTCTAAGGAGTAATTATGGCAGAAGCAAATACTATACCACAAGTTGAACTTGATACAGATAATGTAAATGAAGAGAACATCTCTGTTGAAGATCAACCAAAAGAAGAAAAAATAGAACGTCCTGAAGTAGATTTAGGTTATACAGATCCTATCAAAAAGGATACTAAAGCTAAAGTTATTGAGGACAAACCCACAGAAGAAATTAAGACCAAAACTGATGAAAAAGAAACGAATGATGATCTAACGACCATATCAGATGGAGTGCAAAAAAGAATTGATCAATTGACGCGTAAATATAGAGAAGCTGAGAGAAGAGAAAAAGCAGCTCTAGATTATGCAAAAGGTCTTCAGAAAAAATACGATTCTGCAGATAAAAAATTGACTGATGTTGATTCTAATTACTTTAAAGAATTTGAAGCTAGAGTTGATGCACAAAGAGAACAAGTTAAAAATGTTCTAAAAACAGCAATAGAATCAAATGATACAGACAAGATTATGGAAGCCAACGATAGACTGACCCAACTTGCTGTTGAAAAAGAAAAAGCTCGCATACATTCAGAACAAAAGAAACAAGAACAAGAAAAAAAGAAACAAGAGCAAGAAGCAGTCCCTACTCAACCTCAACCTGTTGCAAATCAACAACCTCAACCTGCTAGTCCTAGAGCAAAAGAATGGGCTGAGCAGAATAAATGGTTTGGTGACGATAAAGTGATGACAAGTGCCGCTTTTGGAGTTCATCAAGATTTAGTCGCTCAAGGGTTTGACTCAGAGTCTGAGGAATACTACAATGAGATAGACAAGCAGATGAGGGATTATTTTCCTCAAAAGTTTGCTAGTGAAAAAAAACCGATTCAAACTGTTGCCTCTGCGGGGCGTAAACAGGAAGGTCGCAGAAATGTGAAACTCACTCGATCACAAGTGGCTATTGCCAAAAAATTAGGAGTGCCACTAGAAGAATACGCAAAATTCGTGAAGGAGTAAAAAAATGAATGATACTACAAGAAAAACCTCACGCGTGTCACAAGAAAATAAGCCATTAAGGAATAAACCTTGGACACCACCATCAAGTCTGGATGCACCCTCTGCACCAAAGGGCTTTGTGCATCGTTGGATTCGAACTGAACTTATGGGTCAAGAAGATACAGGTAATGTATCTAAAAAACTCAGAGAAGGTTGGGAGTTTGTGAGAGCTGAAGAGATTAAAAATCAACTTGGTGATCACGATTATCCAGTGATACAAAAAGGTCAATATCAGGGGTTAGTTGGGGTTGGTGGCCTTGTGTTGGCAAGGATACCTGAAGAAATTGTTGAACAACGCAAGCGGTATTTTCAAAATATTACTGCTGATCAAGTAAAAGCCGTTGATAATGACATTCTAAGGGAACAACGACCAGAGATGCCTGTTAACATTAACAGACAATCTCGTGTAACTTTTGGTGGTGGTCGTAAGTCATAATTTTTTGATAAAAGCCATCGCTGTATTTGTTTAACTTAGTTATTAAAGGAGATAACATATGGCTAATGTAGCTGAAAAGTTTGGTCTAAGACCATACAGATCGTTGAATGGTGCTCCGTGGAATAATGCTCAAAACAGATACACGATTAAACAGAATGAAGGTACTGCAATCTTTCAAGGTGACTTAGTTGTCCCAACGTCTACAGGAAATGTAGAAAGACATAGTGCAGGTACTTCGGATCACGTTGTCGGTGTATTTAACGGGTGTTTTTACACAGACCCAACAACACAAAAACCTACCTTTAGCAATTTTTACCCTGGATCTATCAATGCAGATGACATTGTTGCAAATGTAATTGATGATCCTGATACATTGTTTCTAATGGATGCTGATGCGGCATTTACTAGATCAGAACTGTTTAAAAACTATTCTGTAACCAATGTAACTGGTAATACTGTTACTGGTATTTCAAAAGTTCAACTTGATGTGAGCACAGGTGATAGTGCGTCTACATTTATGGTAATGGCTGTAGATATCAGTCAAGACCCAACTAATGATGACACCACTGCCGCTAATGCAAATGTTCTTGTTAGAATTAATAATCACTTCTACCGTCAAAGCGGTGGACTAACTTAGAGAGGTAAAATATGGCTATTTCAAGATCCCAGTTGGTCAAAGAGTTAGAACCAGGTTTAAACGCTCTCTTTGGCTTAGAATATAATCGTTATGAAAATGAACATGCAGAAATCTTTGTATCAGAAGCATCAGACAGAGCTTTTGAAGAAGAAGTAATGCTAACTGGTTTCGCAAGTGCTCCAGTAAAAGAAGAAGGTGCAGGGGTCACATTTGATCAAGCGACTGAATCTTTCACTGCAAGATACACTCACGAAACTATTGCTATGGCATTTGCTATTACTGAAGAAGCGATTGAAGATAATCTATATGATAGATTAGCTGCACGTTACACAAGAGCATTAGCTCGTTCAATGGCAAACACAAAGCAAGTTAAAGCTGCGAATGTACTTAACAATGCATTTAATTCAAGCTTTGCTGGTGGTGATGGTGTGGAACTTTGTTCTACTGCCCACCCTCTAGCAACTGGTGGTGTATTTGCTAACGAATTAGCAACTGCTGCTGACTTATCTGAAACTTCACTTGAGCAATCTTTAATTGACATTTCTGCTTTCGTTGATGAAAGAGGACTTAAAATTGCAATGCAAGGTGTAAAACTGATTATTCCAAAAGAACTTCAGTTTACTGCTGAGAGAATTTTAAGATCTCCTCAGAGAGTAGCAACAGCAGATAATGATATTAATGCTATGGCTTCAATGGGTATGATCCCACAAGGTTATAGAGTTAACCATTATCTGACAGATACTGATGCTTTCTTCATTATGACAGATGCACCTAATGGACTAAAACAGTTTGTTAGAGCACCAATTAAAACTGCTATTGAAGGTGACTTTGATACAGGAAACGTAAGATTTAAAGCAAGAGAGAGATATTCTTTTGGTTTCTCTGATCCAAGAGGTATTTTTGGTTCTCCAGGAGCCGCTTAAATATTACGGTAAATATTAATTAAAAGGGGCTTACGAGCCCCTTTTTTTTATGTATAATAAATTTACCAAGATTATATAAACTAAATGTAGACTGACTTGGCAGACCACCCTAGAGGACTACATTTTTTAACCTAGGAGAAAACTATGGCAGGTGTACATTTTACAGGCCCAATTTTATTTGCGGGTGTAAATGACAATAAAAAATGGTTTAAGGATTTACCAATTGACAAAAATCCTGATTATGTTGTTTATTTTGATGATTTTGATAGAGTTGCTTTTGACTCTGCTACAGGTCACAGATGGACAGTTGTAAAAGATTCAGGTGCATCAGTAGCAATCGCTGACGATCAGTTAAATGGTTTAGTAAACCTATCTTCAGCAGGCACTACAGACAATGATGGTGCTTCTATTCAAAAAAATGAAATATTTCAAGTTCAAGAAAATAAAGACCTTTGGTTTGAAACTAAAGTTAGAACATCTGATGTAACTGATACTGATCTTTGTTTTGGATTTACTGTAAATTTTGCAACTAACCCTGAAGCTATGCTTACAGCAGCAGATAGAATTGTGTTTCAAAAAGATGACGGAGATGCATCTATTCTTTGTAAAACTGAAAAAGATGGTACAGAAACCTCAACAGATTCTGGTATTGATATGACTAACGATACTGATGTTACATTAAGTATTAGGGTTCAAGGTCCTAAAGATTCTAATCATACTGGACAAGTTGAATTTTTTGTTGACAGAAAACTAGTTGCTACTCACACAGCTAATATTCCTAGTGATGAAATTTTAACGATAGCAGCAATGTCTTTATCAGGTAATGCTACTGGCACTAAAATTACAACACTTGATTATATGTTTGCTGCATCTGACAGATAGGAGTAAAAAATGAGTGAATATCAATTACAGGTCAGATCCTTTAAACCAGCAGCAGCTAGTACCACTAGTGTAGCTGCGGCTCAAACTTTGGGTGGCGCGGGTAATATGACTTTAGCTGGTACTGCCGCTACTTTTGCAGGCACTAATACTGTTGCATTGATTACTCTAACATCTACAGGTAATATATCAGGTGTCAATTTTACAATTACAGGCACAGATGCAAATGGTGATACACAAACAGAGACAATAGCAGGTCCAAACAATGCAACTGTTTCTACCACCAAATATTTTGCTACTGTTACTCAGATTGCTGCTAGTGGCGCAGTGGGTACTAATACCTCAGCAGGTAATTCTGCTGAGACCGCAGGTGTAATATTTGCAGGGGCTAATAGAGTAAAAGGTGCGCAAATCACTACGGGAGGAACAATAGGTGATATTTCTTTTGCATTAGGTAGTCCAACAGGAGATGTATTATTCTTCTATACAGTTGCAACTACTACGAAAGATTATATTGAACCTTACATTCCGGATGAGGGTATTTTATTTAGAAAGAATTCAACTTTGGGTTCTTACATTAAAATGCCAGCAGGCACAGTAACTTCGGCAACTGTATATTATGGATAGTATGGATCTATACTATGAAGACCTAGATTTATTTGGTCTGAAGAAAGGAGGCATGCCTCCTCGTAATAAGAAAAACTTCAGGTCAACTAAGTCAGGAGCAGGTATGACAGAAGCTGGTGTTAAAGCTTATAGACGAATGAATCCAGGGTCTAAACTTAAAACTGCCGTGACTGGTAAGGTAAAAAAGGGTAGTAAAGCTGCAAAACGCAGAAAGTCTTATTGTTCAAGAAGTAAAGGGCAAATGAAGATGCATAATATTAATTGTCAAAAAACGCCAAACAAAAGAATTTGTCAGGCAAGAAGGAGATGGAAATGTTAGATAAAATTAAATTTCACATAGAAAATATAAAAAACTTGTATAAAAGTAATAAAGACTTTATAGTGCTTATATTATGTTCATTATTGATGCTTTGTTGGATTTTTTAGTTTATACAGTATTTATTTTTATTTTTATATTTTTCTTTTCTGTTTGGGGAATTTGGGCGACTATCTCCACTCCAATTAATTATTTAATGAGAAAAGTAAACAATGAAGCTGACACCTAATTTTACATTATCAGAAATGACAAAGTCACAAACTGAAAC